CTGAAGATCCTGAGGTTCCGCCACCACCATCAGGTCCCGAAGGTCCAGTTGCACCGTCTACTCCTGAGGTTCCACTTGATCCATCTATTCCACTTGATCCATCTATTCCTGAAGATCCTGAGGTTCCATCTTCACCGGATGTACCAGCTCTACCCGGAGCACCTGCTAGGTTAGCACACCAAGATGAATAAGTACCTACTCCTTCTGAAGATGTTACTTCAATTACGTATTCACCTGTTGAGGGATCATAAGAAACTAATTCCCCTCTAAAAGTCTTTTCTAGATCATGTGCTACAATTATTGTTTGTCCAACAGTCCATGATAAAGCGGGAGATCCATCTATAGTTATTTCTGTTCCTGGAGTTACTGGTAGGGTAACAGGGGTTACTATTGTACAATCTGTATAAACATCCCCATTTATTCCCGATGTACCATCAACCCCAGAAGAACCTGAAGTTCCATCAGATCCGGGACATATTGGGTACTCAGAACCATCAGGGAATGCTGCCCATATTTTCTGATCTACATTACTTGCATATAGAGTAGTAAATCCTGGTGCTGGAGTAGTTCCTCCTGATCCACCTTGTTGTATAGTTATAGATCCTGGCATTTTTAGTCTTGTTTTTTATCTAAATTATCTTTAGCTTTATCTAATTGCTTTTGAGCTAAATCTATTTGATCCTGGGTATTTTCTATCCCCTTTTCTGAAGTAGTATAGGTTGAATTAACCTTATCTATTTTTTCAGATATTATTTTATCAAAAGTATTTTGTTGGAGTATTCTATGAAGAACATCTTCAGCTTCAAGCTCTCTAAGTATTTGCTCCTTTATTGGCTCTTTAATTTTCTTAATCTCACTGTAAATTTTAAATATAGTAAATATTATAGTTAATATACCCACTATGATCTTAACTAAAAGTTCTATATTTTCCGCGTCAAGAACGAATATAGTACCTATATTTAGTAGAAATACTTTATCAGTAAAAATACTAACTAAAAAATGTGGTATTAGATTCATTCTAGTTATCATAATTTTCGTTTGTTCGGTGTGTCCAGTTAATTGGTCTATATCCTCTTAGGTAAATATTAGAAGCGAAGTTATTTCTAGAGTCTGGTCTTATAGTTCTGTCATCAGCAGTATTAGGATTAGCATACTCTGGAAGATCCTTTTCGAATTGCTCACAATATGAACTTATCCTGTTTAACCAATACTCACCAGTCTCCGTATTTTTCTCTGCCATATACTTTATAGTATTCAGATCAGAAGGGGTTGAAAGTTCATTATCAGATTGTTGAAGACCTTTTTGTGTTATCTTATAAGATAAAGAAACTACCAAATATGATATAGCATAAGGGATAATGGCCTGTTGTATTTCTCCGTCTAATAAAGTTTTATATACTTCATTAGAAGAATCAGTAATATCTCCAGAAACTATTAGTGCCTCTATCTTATTATAAAGGTCAGAACCAATCACTGGTAGTACATTAATTCTTTGCGCCTTTAGTATAGCGTTTCTTACAAATTTAGCATCTACATTTTCGATTAAATCTGAGTTTTGCTTTATTTTAGCTTCTGATATGAAAAGTACATCATTCATAGTTTTATATAGTATTATTTTCGTTATCAATAGAGTCTTCTTCTATAGTAGACTCAGATTCTGCTAGAGGTTCGTAAGAGATAAGATCCCTAAGTTCGTTTTGAGTTAGTATTTTTTCCATTACGGATTCAGAAAAAGCAAAAGAAACTGGTGAAGAATCTACAAATTCTGGTTGGAAATCTAATTTTAGTACATTTTGTAGGGTCTCTCCTATTTGCTTCTGTACGGGATCGATCTCTGTTGACATAGTGATCTCAAAAGATGTTGCCAATTCATTAGACCCTCCAAGCTGCCCTGGAGTTTTAATACCATAAAGTATAGGCGAAACTACTGAATGTCCTATAAGTATCTGATCCTGTACTATACCCATAAGGTCTTTATACCTAGTATCTGAGTCGTTAGCATTTATTGGGGTTACCTCTATACCGTTTTCTTTATCTCTAGCGAACATTAAGAAGATCTCTCCAGCATTTGAAGTTCCTTGATATTGCTTCTTAAGGGATTCGTAGATATAGTCTCTCTCTTCTTGAGAATCTGGCATATCATGCATTGTGATCATCATTGAAGGAGCAAATCCATTCTGAGCATTATTTAAATGGAAGTTAGATATCTCATAATCTAAAGCCATATAATTAGCTGCACCATAATATGAAGGTTTTGAATAGAAAGAGCACCCAGAAGAATATCCTCTATAAACAAATATTTGAGAACCTATAGGATTTCTTGGATCATAAGCTTTTTTAGGAACTGGTTTATTTTCCTGTTTCCTGTAGTTTTTCCAGTCATTAGAGAAGAACCAATCTTCTATCTTTCCTAAAGGATTCTTTTTACCAGCTCTTAACTTGGACATATCTATATGTTCTGCATGAGCTATAGATCTACCATCCTTAGACCAAACTACATTCATAGCCCACATACCATATAACCAGTAATCGTCTATGATAGCTTTTAGAGTTTCTTTTTCACCCAACTTAAATTGGGGAATCTCCTGTCCTTCTGCTAAACCATTCCCATAAGTATACAAAGATCTTTTCTGAAGAATAGCGTTATGTGTACCTGAATTCTCTTTTAGAGATATTAGATACTCTGGCATTAGGTTCTTATCTCCCCAAGAGATATAGGGCTTACCACTGATTTTAAACTCCGTCCAATTAGGAGGTTCAGTAAAACCTTTACCGAATGTATAGGCTAGTTTATTAGTTCCTTTTTCCATTTTATTCATTATATGTTGTGTACTCTTCTTCTGTTGTATATACCGTATTATAAATTGGTCCGTCTATTCTTAGATAAGTAGCCCAGATAAGTTCATTATCTATAGAAGCTATATCTCCAAATACCGTATCCTCTTCAGCCCTAAGTGTTGCAGTTAAAGTTGCAGGATCACAGTCATACCAAGTAGAAAGCACTATAACTGTTGGTTCGTTAATATCACAATTCTCGGAATCAAGGGGAATACCCTCAAATATCTCTGCTCTATATTGTCCTTGATCTAAATCTAGAGTAGCGAACTCGAACGTAGAGTAAGCATCAGAGGGTGAAATATCTACTAAACTGTAATAAATGAAAGCTAGATTATCAGATTTAGTTATTTTAAGATAGATGTTTGGGTTGTATCTAGTGAACTTATCCCTCAAAATACATGTAAATTGTGCCGTAGTCTCTCTATTATCCCCTATAATCATCCGGATTGTTTAGAGTAAGTATGAAAATGTCCCGTTTTTCTTGATATGTTCTACCCAAACAAAAAAGGTCTACCTCCTAAGAAGTAGACCTTTCAGTAATTTGAGCTTTCCTCTTAAGCGTTAACTAAAGAAGGGAAAGTATCAGTAATGAATGTAGCATCTAAAGTTAGAGGCGGATCTAAATCGATCGCTCTAAAATCAAGTTGCGCACCGTTTCGGTCCCCTGCAGCTACACCAGAACCACCAGCTCCACCTGAAATATCAAGTCCTCCTGATTGTCCTATGTAAACGTATTCTCCTGTTTTCATGACAGCAACAGCTACCAAGTTATTTTCAGAGAGTGTTTTAATAGTGTATCTAAGAGAAGCATCATAGTTAGTGAATACTAATGTTAGTATATTCTCGTAGAAAAGTGATCCATTCTGAACATTCGCTGTTGGCGTAGCCGTGAATGAAGACGTTTCTTGTATTTGGGCGAACTCGTAAAAGGGAGTACCTGATGACGTGATTGAATTTATAACTTCAGTTTCATTAGCACCAGTAGTTCCTACTGCTGTGATCATGTCTGAATTTGCTAGATAAACTTTCTCAACACCACCGATAATCTTACATCCTACGCTTCCTCTCCCAGTTGTTAAATTTGAACAAGCCATAATTTTTCGTGTGTTTTTTTATTTTTTATAATAGCCGGCTGAGGTTTCCCTCAGCCGGTTTTAATTTAATTTTTCTTTTGTTACTTCTTAGAAGTTACAAACGAAGTAGTTACCAAATAGGTGAGCTACCCCTACTTTATATCTAGCGATGAATCTAACGTCGTCGTTATCTGCAGAGTAAAATAATCTGAAAGAAGAGTAGTCAGATACTAGGTCTGTTCCCCAATGTAGGAATTTAGCAGAACCAAGTACTACTGCATCTCCAGCTGCAGAAGCTTCAGCGTGTGCAGAAGATCCGGCAAGACCAAAAGTTCTAACGATTCTAACGTTTGTTCCAGGGAATATAAATTCTCCGTTTACAGTAACATCTGAATTTACGTGGAAGTAATTTCCAGTAAATAAAGCGTTAGATAGAGTTCTGTAGAATTCTGGTGACATGAACATTACCAAGTCATCTTCTCCAAGAACGTCAGCATCTAAAGCTGCGATCATTTCTTGTACAGAACCTATGATGTTAGCTGCGTTAAAGTCGTTAGCTTGATCAGCTGCAGTAACTCTATTAGCATCAGCTTCTAGGTCAGTAATAAACCCGTCGTTCAATTGGTATGCACCAGTTGCACCAGATTTGTTACCTTGCCATACTTGCTTAGCTACAGTTTTAGCAACTTGCTTAGCTTTCTCTTCAGAGATTGCTTGCTCGAAAGGAACCTCATCTAAGATAGATCCAGGCTTAAGAGCCATTTGAGTATACTTGTCCTCAAGTGCATAAGGGTCTAAGATCTCGTTGATTTTCATTTTGTCAACAGAAAGAGTTACTTTCTCTAGATCAGTTGTACCAGCTGCAGAGAATCCTGCAGATCCAGCTTGGATTGTTAAGGGATCCGATCCTATAGTGTGAATATCTTTTGCAGATTTTACATCAGCATCGATAGTTACAAAGTTTGCGGTTGGGTCTTCAAGAATTGCTCTTGAAATAAGGTCTAATGAATTCTGATCTACATAATCATTAAGTCCCGTTACGTCCCAGTTAAATTTAAGATTTTTCATTTTTATAATTTTTTCTTTTTCTTTTAGTTTTTAGAAGCTCTCATAGCTTTAATTCTAGCAATTCTGTCTTCCATAGCACTTAGCTTTTCGCCTTCTGCATGAAATTCTAATTCAGAAATTGCTTTATCAGAAGGAGATTTCTTGAATGCTTCAAATTCTAGATTCGATTTTTCTTGTTCTTTAGCCATTTCTAGCATAAGAGCTTTTAAATCTTCGAATTTAGAAGCCATCACTTCTTCTACTTCCTTAATTTTTTCAGATATTAATTCGGTAACTGCCTCTGAAATAACAGCAGAATCTTCAGCGCTTACAGCTTCAGGAGTAATTTCATCTACTAGTTCAGAAACTTCTTGAACCACTTCTGCAGACTTAACTACATCTCCGGCTTCCATTTCTTCTTCAGTAGAGTCTTCACCTTCGGCTACTTCTTCTGATTCTTCCATACCTAAAATTTCTGTTACAATTCCAAGTTCATCAACTACGAATTCTGTACCATCGGATAGTTTGTAGGTACCCGCATCGAGCAATCCTTCAGACCCATCTTCCATGACAACAAAAACGCTAGTTCCAACTTCCATAGATTCAGTAGATGTTTTTATCATTCTACCATCCTCTAGATCAGCTTCCATGAATTCTTGATTTTGATCAACAAAAACTAAGTTTTTAATTTTTTCTAAGATATTCATTTTGTAAATTTATTTTTATGTGTACTTTAGGTTCATAAGTATGAAACCCGTGTTTTTTTCCTTTTTTAATAAAATGGGGTCATCTAAAAAGACATCCCCAGTTAAACTATGCTATAATCTTAGCTATTTCTTTCTTAGTAAAGAATATAGTGGTACCATCTCCGATAGCCAAACCATATTCTAACCTTTCTGCAGCTCTCTTTAGATTTATGATACCCTCGTGTCCTGTCTTAAGTCTAACTACCTTATTCATTAGGGGATCAGGATTTAAGAGGTTCTTAGCAGTTTCGTCACAACCACATCCCATATTACTTTCCTTTTTTCTCTTCTAGAATTAATAACCTTATTATAGAGTCTAATTTTAATTTGTCCTTAGGATCCTTCAATTCAGAATAAAGGTGTGAATAGTCAGTTCTATTAAATAACATAGATTCGTGGTGTTCGTCACCAGATAGAAAGTCACCTTGAACTGATAGACCTTTAAAGGTTCCATCTTTAACTCCTTCCCAAACAACATCATCTAAGATTCTCATTTTAACGAACCATGTACCTATTGGGGTTTTTCTAAATCCGTACTTATTAGATTTATCAAAAGTATCCTCTTTAATCCAGCTCTCCATTACGTAGAGATCATTAGACCAATTATCTTGATGGTCAGTATTCTGGTGGGAAGCTCTATCTAGTTTTAGGAATAGTTCGGCTGCTTTAGCTATTGTTTCCTCTGAAAAGAATACACCATATACCTCTCCAGTTTTCTTGTCGACCCTTGGGATTCTAATATTAGGAATCATCGCTGGTCCAATAACTATTCTTTGATCCTCGTCCTCTATAGAGAATGTATGCGTTTTAGCTTTATCAAAGAACTGGAAGTCTACTTCTACAGCTGGTCTATCAACTAGAGATATAGATTCTAAAACTGCACCGCCCTCCTCTTCTATAAGGAGTTCGATTATTTTGGTCATTTGTTTAAACATAATTTTCAATTTAATTTGTTATTGATGCTCTTCTTTTTAGGAATGCATCAGTGTCTAGTCCTTCTCTTATCTCAGAAGATACTACATAAGCTTTAGGAGGGGTAGCTAACCTTTGGTCTATCTTTCTAAGTACTGCATTCATTTCTGCATCCCTAGAAGCCATACCCCCTGTTGCAAATCTTTGAGGTCCACTATTTATCTGTTCTAGTAGAGGAAGGAATCTTTCAGTAGAAGCAGCGTTAATTACGAACTCTCCATTAGACAATCTAGCGTTAATAGAATCTGAGGTACCCGTACCAGGTCCTTCTACAAGTCCACCGTCTGCAAACTGGGTTCTTCCTGAGTTACCTCCACCTCCGCCACCTCCGGATCCACCTCCGCCACCTTTAGCTGCAGATACTGCAGTAGATCTAGCTTTAGCTGCAGTTGCCAATTGAACTGCACCAATACCAGCCATAATTGCAGCTGTACCAATACCTGCTGGGAATCCACCAGCAGCAGCAAAAGATGCAGCTATAGCTGATGCTGTAGATGATACAATATTACCGACATCAAGTGCAAACTTTACATTAGCTGCTTTAATAGCTAGTTTCTCTTCTTCCCTAGCTCTCTTCTGTTCCAATCCAATTAACTTCTGTTCCTTCTGTGCTTCTAGAGATGCTATCTTTTCTGCATTACCTTCAGCAGCTGCTATTTGGTCAGCATAATTAGCTTCTATATTCTCTGTAAGATTATCGTATCTAACGCCTATAGCATCTAGTTCTGCACCTATCAGTCCATTAGCTAATCCTCCAGCAATTTGTAAACCTTCGTTTATACGGGCTGTAACTTCTGCGAAATTCTCTATAGATTGCTGTGTAGTAAAATTCTGAAGTGCTAGTTCATCTTGTATTTCTACAGTTCTTAATAGAATCTGTTGGTATTCAGTTTCTAGTTCGAGTTTTTCTAATGTACCTTCTTTAGCGAATTCTATTTGCTTAGCTAAAGCTTCTGTTGTTCTATTAGCAGCTTCTAGTTCTAATCCTAACCTTGCTTGGGTTGATTTTCTAACAGCTTCCTCAGAAGAATCTCCGGCCTCTAAGAATAGTCTTTCTTGTTCTAAAAGCTTAGCTTCTATTACTTCTAAAGTCTTATCCAGTTCGTCAGCTATAAATTGTGGGCCGGGGAGAAATTCCTCAAATACTTCCTCTGCTTCGAAATCTAAACCTTGACTGAGCCTTTCACCAAGCCTATCTATTTCTTCTTCTCTTTCCTTATTGGCTTTATCTCTAAGATCTTTTTGTTTAGCATTATATTCAGTAGTAAGAGCTAATAGATCTACCTGAAGATCCTTATAAGCATCTGTTTCTTTACCGTTCTGAAGTTCTTCAAGTCTTAACCTATCCTGTAGTGCTTTTCTTTTAGCGTTAAATATAGCAGATTCTCCTGATTGTAATGCTTCTAATCTCTTTACGTTTCTCTCGTTTTCCTTCTCTATAGACTGAAGGTCAGCTATCTCATTTTCTTTAGCTTCTGCCTCCCTAGATTCTTTTACCGCTTTTACAGCTTCTTCCTTTAGGATACTGAATCCTTGGGCGATCGCAGCCTTAAGTGCATCAAAGTCTAACTCAAATATAGCCGTAAAAGCATCTCCTATAGAAGAAGCTATATCAGAGAATCGGGTGAAGAATGCAGTGAATGCACCTATAGCACCATCGAATACTTGATCCCATCCACCAATAGATTCAGCGAAAGCATCTGCTGTCCTTATAACAATACCCAATGGGCCTAATAGAGTTAGAATAGTATCCCCAATATTCTCTAGAGTACTATTAGATCCTTTTACGGACTTTGTTAGATTATCCCAGTTAGCAACGAGTAAACCTATACCAACAACTATCGCACCAATACCGGTAGACACTAACGCTAACCTAAATAACTTAAGAGCGCCTGTGGACGAGCCTACTACTGCTGCGTATGCTCCTTGAGCAACTGCAGAAGCCTTAGTTGCTACAGTAGAAGCTAGAGTTGCTGCTGCGGCTACACCCTCTGCTGCTGCACCGAGTGCTAAAATAGCGTTAGTCTTTTGTAGGGTTTTTTCTAGTTCCTCGTTCTCCCCTGCAAATGTAGAAATGGCGATCCCAGCTGCACCTACTCCTGCTGCAAGTTTGCCAACATTACCAGCTACCTCTCCTACATCTAGTTTTTGAAGTGAAGCTGAAGCCTTGTCTACCTGACCCTGTGTTTGTCTTATCTCTTTAGATAACTTCTTAAATTCTGCGGAGTTAACCCCTACTTCCTTTATCTGAGCGTTTAGACTTTCTAACTTAGTCTCCAGTTGACCTAGGGTGGTCGATTGTACGTTAATTTCTATATTTGCTTGTCCAGCCATAAGATTAAATATGTTTTCCTATCATTTTTCTTATCCTGTCCCGATAGGAGAATCAGGACCATCAGGGAATTCCACCCCTACTTGATTAAAGTTAAAGTCATAGAACTCTTTATTGAAAGTAAGCAGAGTTACATCATAAGGTCCAGGTGAGGTGGGATCATAATCTATAGAATCCACAATAAAGTAGGAAGAATCCCCTGAGGGTAAATCTATAAATACAGGATCTCTAAAAGAAAACTGAGCTATATCTGCAGCATTTAGTTTTACCTTAGCTTTAAATATTCTTTGTGAATCTAGGTTTTGGTAGAAAGAACTGAAATATCTTTCATATGCAGAATCTAAATCTGAAAATACGGGAGGGGTATCTGAGGAACCAAACATATTTTGTCTAGTTGCTCTGAAGTTTATATCAACCCCTGGTGCTTCAAAAGAGGATATACCCCAAATATGGGATCCTATAGATTCGTCAGCATCATTTCTAACATACTCTACTGTACCTGGATCCCCTGGTATTGCGTACCAAGCGAACATATCTTGACCAAGAGTTGCGTGAAACGTTCTAACATTTGAGTTCTTGTAAGCTAAGTACATCTCAGATTCTTCCTTAATCTCCCTTTCCCCTGAGTCATTTCTAGAAAATAGAGCGGGGTTAGGTACATTCCAGCTTAAATCGTTACCTCCGATAGTCTGTTCTGTTACTACCCTAACATTACTAAGGGGTCCGGAGGTAGAAAGGTCCGGGGTAAGGGATGCAAACTGAGACTTAATCTCTAGGGTTTCTGAATCCCCGTTCTCTAGAAGTTGTCTAAAAGATCCGTATTCTAACTCATCCATATTAGCTCTTTGAGATGCAAGATCATCTACATTACCAGTTTTCTTCATTCTGGTTATAATAGTCTTTGGTGGTTCTCCACCCTCTATAGATCTAACTGAACTTAGGTCTATCTTTCGGGTCCAGTCCCTAATAGTGGATCCTTTGTAAAACTCGTCCCTACTCTCAAATGCTATATCCCTAGAATTTTGGGTTAGTTCAGTATAGACATTAAAGTGCTTAATGATAGATGTTAAGAACTCTTTCTGAGTTACGTTAGGTAGAGTCTGTGACCAGTTATGGTATACTGGAGAAACGTCTATAACTCCATAGTCAATAGCGAACTGGTATTTCTTTTCTTGTTGTGGTAGAGGAGTACAACCAAAAGCATATTGGGCATCTTCATATCCAGAAGTATCCAAAAGTATCTTAAACTGGATTTCGTCCCCTGGTTGAACCAGAAGACCAAACAGAATAAATTCATCAGTAGACCAAATATCAAATGATGCTTCCCATTGAAAGTGATTAGTACCTAATTTATTATAAGTAGAAGGGGAAGCTAAAGATTCAGAAGTTCTGATGGCAGAAGAGATATCTGCTGAAAGATAATCAACTCCGTTTCTGACTAGGATTATTTTGGATTGCGGTCCTACTAAAGGATGTGTTGCATGAGGATACACGTTAGCATTAGGTATACCACCCGGACAGAATGCACCGTTACCATTAGCCTGTTGGTCCCAACCATATCTTATATCCAGTAGGGCTTTAAATCTAATGTTATAGTTTCCACCCCTTCTGAAAGTAAGCTTCTGGGAACCTACATCAAATATCGTGAAAGGATCTTGTAGTTGTTCATTAGCGTTAAAAGGAGAACCTGAGGGTATGGTACCCTCGGAATCCAAAGCCTTTAATATTCTACTGGTAGAAATAGGTACGAAGGAAGTTACTATATCGTCAAAATATCCGCCCGAAGCCGGTGCAGACCCAAATAGCTTAATAGAGGTATTAGAGGGTAACTCCTTAGAATTATAATAGAGTAGTAAAAGCGACTTAAACTCTTGGGAGTTAAATAGAGTAGAAGAGTAAGTAAAATCTAGAACATCAAATATCTTATCTATTAAGTACTTAACAAAAGCGTATTGTGTATAATTGTAACATAGTTTTAACCCACACTCTGATTGATTGTTAGGTGCTTGGGAGTTAGTTCTCCACATACTTGTAGATCCTGTGGTAGATGTTATGTTTGGACTTGTAGCTGTATCTGAATCTGTATACTCTTTAAATCCCCAATCTGGATAAGCTAGTGTAAATCCATTATATGTAGAAGACCCAGAAGTAAACTCTTCATCAGAATTAGTTGGGAAGAATAAAGGTCTTACTCTTTCCTCCGTATCTAGTAGAGGGGTAGGAAGAATAAGATCTGTCATAAGCTTAGCTTCTAATTCATCAAATATGTTAATAGAAGTAGCTAAAAAGTTAATCTCGAAAGAGTGTATTTCTCCCTCGTCCATAGTAGCTTTAGTTAGATCTACCTTACCCGAGAATACTAAAATACCATCTACGTATATCCTTGCATCAGTAACAGGAAGGTGCCATTCTTCTAGACCTACTACTTTACCCCTTAGTTTTCTAAAAGGGGATGCATTAGATACCATATAAGGAAACCCGAAAGCTAAAGAGTTCCTCTTAGTTCCTGGTATCAAGAAGGATTTAGAAAACGGAGAGGTCTTCTTACTAGGATCTATAGCATCGTTAATCTCATAGGTAATAGGAATAGTCTCGTCTTCGAAAAGATCAAGGGAGTATTCCTGAAGAGCGTCTACCCTAATGAGTCCACCTATTCCATTAACCCCAGAAGATGATGTACTGTATTCATATACATTTACCTTGTTTACTAATAGAAGTTCTATATTCATAATTATAGCGTCTGAGATTTTCTGTTATATCCAACAGTGTAGGTAAACGAAGCTACCTTTAGTTTATCTTGTCTCACAAATTGAGAGTAAGAAGTAGTATTTATAGTTACTGGAATAAAGGTTCCATCGTCATTATGTACCTCATAAACATCGGGTGACATCATTAGAGATTCCAACCAGTCCAATTGATCTTGGGTAGTCCAGTTAGTGTTTACTTGTTTAACCTGAGTCCCTAGATTATTTGGATTTGATCTACCTCTATCACCTTTTGTATATCCCCTACCTAAGTAAGATCTAGCAGTTACTCTATCTACATTAAGCACTTTAGCAGATAGACAGTTAAAGGAATATGAATCATACCCTCCTAGAGAGTTCAACCAAGTAAGCTGTACCTTCTCGCAGTTAGCGCAATTATTACAATCTTTGGTAAACGAGTAGGCCTGTGTAAGAGGTTCACCAGATCCTTGGATTATATCTATGGTGTAGTTAGAATTACTTTCACCAACTCCAAATGTACCAACATTAAGATACGCTAATCTATTACCTTCAATAACTCCATATCTAACTGGTAGTTCTACCCCCTCTATTACCTTTCTCCAGTAAATAGGATACTCCGTTTTGATAGTCCAAGACCATACTTTGGTAATAAGTAATTTCTGTTTACCAGCTTCTTTTTCAGCGAACCCTAATAGGGAGTAGTCATTAGCCATAACCTCACCAGTTATTCTTAGGGCAATGTCCCCACCGTTATCAAAAGGAACAAAGAAAGCTATCTCCTCCCAGGTTCCACTAGTTCTCTTACCCCAAAGTGTTAGGTCATTTATGAATCCACCTAGGGTCCAAGATAAGGAAGTGTTTATTTGGACATCTACTATATCTCCCGCATAAGCTGGTCCTATTCCAAACTCCGTTCCAGAGTCTCCTTCATAAGTTAGTATATTAGAGTATTCCGCAAATGCTATAGTATTAGAGCTTTGTATAGAAGTGGACGAAAACTGTGACCAAACTCCATTAGGTGCAGGGTTGTTTATCTGAGTCCACTGAGGTAAAATGGCAATAGGGATTGCTTGAAATATACTTATACCTTTAGGAAAAATCTGTATAGTACCCTTTGTATTAGATGCCTGAGAATAGATCATGTTATTCATTATAGAATAAAGGTTGTCATTCTCTAAAATACATCTTTCTTTTGGCCCGTCTGTTAGTAGTTGAGGGAGTAAAGCACCAGTTCCACCGTTATCATATATTATGAAGTTGTCTTGGTTATACTGAGGAAAGTCTGCATCTGGAATAGCAGAAGACCAAGAATAGAAATCTTCACCAGTAGCACCAAAGGATCCTGTAGGTCCTCCAGTTGGTCCTGGTATTACCCACTCTTCTCCATATAGGATTCTGAACTTTCTTATCCCGTCATTAGTTAGGGAAGCTGCAGTAGCGCCAGTAGCTGAAGAGAATTCTAGTCTAGGATAGACGTAGTTCTTTATAACTGAATTTGGAGAGAATTCACCTAGTCCTGTACTTGGTCTGGGTGGTACTCTAAAGATTCCTATCACGTCACCCCCGGTTGCACCAGTAGTACCAGTTGTCCCTGTAGTAAAGGCGTTATCTACTTCTGTTACTTGTACCTTGAATTTATAGGTGAATGAGTTCTGATCCTTATTAGTTGAATCCGCTTCGAACCAAGAAATATTTTCTGAAGGTACGTACTGATTTGAAGGTTCTGTTATACTTATAGCCATTTTATGCGTTTATATTTATTGGTTGTAGTGAATTTATAGTCCTCACTATTTCATCTTCTATTTCTTTAGGGAGATCCCTCTCTATGGACATAGCTGCCATTTGACCTATAGCATCTACTGCTGACTGAACCCAAGGTCTAGGTTTAAGACCAAACTTATAGATGTTCCTCCTTGCACCATAGGGTAGGTTACCCCCGATCATCTTAAATGCACCAGAGTACTTAAAAGCCAACCCCTGGAATCCTCCTGCGGTTGAACCTCCAAGTGTACCTTGAACTCCCTCGTCCAAGAAAATACCATAATCATTAAAGGTTAAGTTGTATATGGGATCTTCTTCTGTTCCTTCTACTGTTACCCTTATTGAATTCATTAGAGCACCCGTTCTCCTACCAACTGGCGAGTTAGCCAAAGCTTCCATAGCTGCAGTCCTTAATAGGTTCGTATAGTCTTCTAAATTCAGTTTAATTAGCATAGCTTATTCTTTATTAACAAGGAGCAGGTGGCGGTGGTGGATCTGGTAGTGGTGCGAATGGTTTAGCGTCCAAGCAATTAGATTGGAATACATCCATAGAAACACTTAGGTTATTACCCGCCATAAAAGAGGAGAATCTCTCTTGAAACGGAGTCATTAAAGAACCCGTAGCATTTAACCATGTACCTATCTTATCATCTTGATAAAGGAGGGCGGAGTAAATATCCATTAGAACCGAAGCCGTATCTGATATTATAGTTTCGAAGTTTGTCTTATCTGGAAAGAGTTCATCCATACAAATAAGGTTAAAAGAGAATCTGAATATGTTCTCCCTAGGTACAGATATAGGTTGGGGAACTATATAGATAATTATCCCATCAAAATCTGGTAGATCTTCAGTGTCTGCTAAGAATCCATATCTAACATCGTTTACCATCTTATGAGAAAGGCAAAGGGCTCTTAGTCTATCTAGAACTTGTAATTGAGTAGTTAACATAATTATAAATATATTCTTTACGTATTTTTCTTAAGTCCTATTATTAGACTTGTTTCTATTATTAATCTCGTCCACTTTCGCTTTCTGTACCAAGTAATTAGCTAGGGTAAGGAAAGTCATGTAGTTAGTCTCTAGTGTAGCATCTACTTTAGCCACTTCTTCATTAGAGAAAGACCAAACTAGTGGTAGCCACCCAAAGCCCTCTAACCTTGCTTCTGGTGATCCGATGTAATTTCCGTTAGACTCCTCTTCATCTTCTTCAGGTGGGTCTTTAAAGAGGTCAGGGAACTTGTCTGTAACTCCCTTGATAAAATCAAAAAAAAAGTGACGACATGATGTCCGATATAAGCTGGAGAGTCTTTTATGATATCCAATCTGGATTCACATTTAAGAGGATCGTATTTCTCTATCTCAAAGTTTAGCGTGTTCATCCACTTTACCACCTTCTTTTGAAACCATGGGTGATTAACCCTAGCTCCGAACTTACCTACTATATTAAGCTTCACGGTAGACCAGAATGACATCTTCAGCACGGGTCTATATAGGTAAGATACTAAAAGGGTCAGGTGCTTAGCGGGTTCTGAAGCTAAAGATACCACGTCATCAAAAAGACCAAAGGGCATTTCATTTAAATCCTGAAGTCCGTATAGTCTCCCGTCCTTACCAACGAATATCTGAGCAACTGCCTTTCTATCTTGTGGCTTTATAGAACCAACCCTAAGTGTCGTAATCTCAGATAGGGTCATATCATTCTTAGACTTCCCAGTAAGTGCCCAAAGTAAATCCTCTGGTTTCTTAGAATCCCCGTTCTGCAGAAGTCTTGAATACTGTTCGGTTGTTAGGTTATCCCAATTATAGATCATTTAATTTTCTTTTGTTTATATATCGGTTCTTCAAAACGTGTGTTTTCGTAGTCTTCCCCATCTGTAGCTGGTTCCTCCCTAGGGGATTCAGAATCTTCTCGAGGGTAAGGATCATAAGGGTCATAAGGATCATA